TATCTAAGCCTAATAATTTTTTAAAAATGAGTGGGGAACTTAATGAATATTATTAAAAAATTATTAGGCTTAGATAAAGTCGAAGCTAACATCCAAATAGCCAAACAGATGTTAGAAGAAGCAGAAGCCAAAAAAGCCGAAGCAGAACGAGCATTACACGAAGTCCAGGAACAAGAAGCATTGGCCAAGTTAACTCCAAAAGAAAGAGCTAGTCATAAGAAAGAACCGTGGGTTGGTGTATTGAATACTCATGTTAATAAAGAAAATGTTCGTAATGGCTTTTTTGAACTTGACTGGAATGCCCAATTTGTGTTACAATTAAAGCAAGAGGGATATGGTTTTGATGGTGACAAAGATGAAGAAATCGTTGACCGTTGGTTTCGTGAGCTCTGCGCCAATGTGGTAGTAGATGGCGATTTTGGTGGCCCTGTTAATACAGGTGTTATAGATATAAAAAGTGTAAAGAAGAATAACCAATGACATATATTTTAGTTGATACTGCTAACACGTTTTTTCGTGCTAGACATGTTATTAACGGAGATGCCGATATTAAATTAGGCATGGCGTTTCACATAACTCTAAACTCTATTCGTAAAGCATGGCAACAGTTTAACGGTACTCACGTTATATTTTGTTTAGAAGGCAGATCATGGCGTAAAGACTATTACGAGCCCTATAAAAGAAATAGATCAGATGCTCGTGCTGCACATACTGAACGAGAAGCAGAAGAAGAACGGGTATTTTGGGAAGCATTTGATACATTTAAAGAATTTATCACAGATAAAACTAACTGTACTGTGATGCAACATCCTCAACTAGAAGCAGATGACTTAGTTGCTGGATGGATACAGAGTCATCCTGCAGACAATCATGTTATTATTTCAACCGATACAGATTTTGTACAATTAATTGCTCCCAATGTTAAACAGTATAACGGTGTGATGGAAACCACAATCACACACGAAGGATACTTTGATGACAAGGGTCGTGCAATTATTGATAAAAAAACACAAGCACCTAAATTAGCCCCAAATCCAGAATGGTTATTGTTTGAAAAATGTATGCGAGGTGATACCAGCGACAATGTATTTTCAGCATATCCCGGTGTGCGTACCAAAGGCTCTAGTAAAAAAGTTGGTCTGACAGAAGCATTTGAGGATCGTGGTAGTAAAGGTTATGCATGGAATAATCTAATGTTACAGCGTTGGACCGATCACGAAGGTCAAGAACATCGTGTGCTGGAAGATTATGAACGCAATCGTAGATTAATCGATTTAAATCATCAGCCCGATGATATAAAAAAAATTATTGCAGAAACAATTTCGACCGCAACTACTCTAAACAAAGATGTTAGTCAAGTAGGAATAAGACTTATGAAATTTTGTGGATTATATGATCTAAAGAAAATTTCTGAACAGGCAGCTAGTTATGCTGAACCATTAAATGCAAAATATTCAAATTAGTGTATGTCGATTTACAAATACCTGTGAACACAGCACAGACACATGTCAGGAGAAAATTATGACAGAATTACATGCTAAACCAAT